CGATAAGCGCGTCGGCCAGCGCGTCGATGTCGTCGACTGCGGATGCCGAGGCGGTTACGGCGTTGGCCCCTGCGGTGAGCGCGGTGTAGCCATCGAGCGCGGTGCCCGTCTTGGGGGACACGGCGTGGTAGACCACGTAGTCGAGCGCTCGGCCGATCGCGGCGGTCTGGTCGGCGATGATGTTGGTCACGATCTCAAGCTGGTTGTCCTCGTCGGCCCAGCGCAGCTCGTCGGAGACGCGTGTGGTCGTGACTACCTTCACGCGCTTTGCGACGATCGGCGTGGTGGAGACCTCGGAACCGCTCTTCTTCGCGCCCTCCGCAACTACCTCGGCCTCGGTTGTCGGGTTGAACACGATGTAGGTGGTGTCGGAGAACGTCTGCGGGGTGCTGGGGGACAGCGCCGCGATGGTGGAGGTGTCCTTTGCCTTGTTGATGATGGAGGTCACTACCTTGTGCGGGAGCTTGACCTTGCTGGTGTCGTTAGCCATTTCGGCTCCTTACTTGTCTCTAGTTGTTACCGAGGAGCTGGCGCGTGAAGTCGCGCAGCTCAGATTTGTCGCCGTCGCTCGGCTTCGGGAAGCTTCCTGGCTTCTCGACCTTGGGCGCGGGCGGCTTTTTGAACGCGGCGAGCATGTCGTCTGCCCACTTGGACATGCTTTCCTCGTCGTCGCCGACGATCAGGCTCGCCGGCACGCCCTTCTCCTGCGCGACCTTGGCCGCGATCTTCGACCGCTTCTCTTCCTTCTCCTTGTCGTCGAGCCTCTTCTTGAGGTCGGCGATCTGGTCTTCGGCGGTCTTGTTCGCGTTGTTGGCCTCCTCAAGCGCCGCTGCTGCGGTTCTGTTGGCCTTCGCCTTCTTCTCCCACTCGCGCGAGTGCTTCTTCTCGGCCTCGTACAGCGCCTTGTAGTCGACGGGCGGCTCCTGGTTGGCGCCATCTCCGCCTTCTGCTCCCAGCACTTGCGTGGGTTCGTTTGCTTCTGCCATGTCGCGTCCTTTCCCGTGCCGTGCGGCACGCCTGAGCTGCCGTGCGGCTGCTCAACGGTCATCAGTTGGGCCGTGCGGCCCGTCCGCGACAGTTTCTTATGAGCGTGAGATTCGGCATGGAAAAGGCCACCTGTAGGTGGCCCTTGCTGTTTTTTGCGGTTATAATCTGGTTAGCCAGCGGGTTGTTTGACTCACCTATAGAGACATGCAGCCGCTGGCTATTTCTTTATTCGCAGGAGTTTCCCATCGTGCCCGAGCATCCTGACCTCGCTGATGTGATAGCGGGCCATGTACTTGCTGATCCACTTTATCGCCTGCTCGTCCGTCACCTTTTCGTTCTCGCTCACGTCGACGACGGTGAGCTTCACGCCATTCTTGCCGGGTATTGACTTGATGTGAGACTTGAACGTGTTCTCAGACCCAGCTCCGTAGATCGTCTTGATTTCGATACCCGTTGATAAATCCGCTCGGCTAATCGTTGTCTTCCCATCGGAGTTCGGTGCTGTCAGATGCGATTCGTCTTCCCAGAACTCCGCCTTATAGCCAAGCGCGTTCAACTTCTCGGCGGTAATTCTTTCGCCGGGGTCTTTCTTCCAGCGCTTTAGCTTCTCGCCTTTCACGGCGGAGTCCGTAAACTCGATGCCGGAATGTTCTCCCGATGCGTACCACTTCGGATCGCGCAGTTCGATCTCCTCGACCATGCGCTTGTTCACGTACTTGTCGAAAGCCTTGCCGGCCTTGTTTCCGTGGGCCTTGATGTACGCCTCTCGCTCCGCGTCGGGCATGGCGTCCCATTCCGCCCACAGCCCGTTGCGACCGCCCAATGTGTCAAGGCACTCGTTGAACCTGTCGTACATGCCGTCGGGGTCGTAGCCCTTGACCTTTGATCCCTTGCCGAAGCTCGGCACGACGCGGCAGTCGCACTTTGGGTGCGAGTGGCTTGCGGCCTCCTTTGTCTTGTAGTTGAAGCCGAACGAGGAGAGCATGAGGCAGAAACCGCACGTCTCGCCAGACGGCACGCGTGCGTACCTCGGTTTCGCCGGGTCTTTGGAGACGTTGTGCGCCACGCACATGTTCGCGGCCTTGCGGATCTCTGCGTCGAGGCGGCGAACGCACGCGGCAACGAACATGTCGGTGGCTCCCTGCTTCACCACGCTTGCCATGAACGCCTTCACCGAGCCGTACGTCGCCTGGGGGTCGCGCAGCGACTCGGCGACGGCGGCGTACTTTCCGGGCGCTTCCTGCGCCTTGCGCACGGCGTCGTAGAACTCGGCGGCGCGGCCAGCCGCAACGGTGTCGGCGTAGTAGTCGCAAGCCGTCTCGATCACCTCGTAGGCCGCCTCTCGCAGCGCCGCTATGTCGCCGTTCCCGCTCGCCTCCCAGTCGGCCACCAAGCGGGTGAGCGCGTCGCCGGCTTGGCGCTGCGCCATTCCAGATAGC